GCTGTCTTTTTGCCTTGCTGCTCCATAGAGCGCAGGGCTTTTTTATTCTGTTGTGGCTGCCGGAGCTTCGGCCGCGAGCTGCTGCACGGCTGTGGAGGCAATAGTCGCCGCCACGCTGGCCGCCGTTGTTGCTGCCTGCTCTGTTTTCTGTTCGGCGTTTCCGCTGACTTTGATCTCCCTGCATACCTGCTCGATCTTTGTGTCGAGCCATGCGTCGAAGTCGCCGTAAATTTCACCCAGAGCCTCGCAGGTGGTTTCGCCGAGGATCTCCAGCGTTTTGTCCTTCGATTTCTGGAAGGCTTCGAGCTGTTTCTCCTTGGTAAAGCCGCCGGAGCTTTTCAGTGCGTCAACGAAGGTCTGGGCCGTATAGGTTACGGCCTGAGTGACTGCCTCGCAGGCCATGTCCATGTACTTGCTGGCCGTCTCGTTGTCGATCTGCTTCTCGATCTTTGCCGTCTCTTTGCGGAGCAGTGCCACCGCATAGGCCCCGCCCGCTGTGATCAGCAGGCAGAGGACTGGGAGGCAGGCGTTCACGATCTGCTGCATGGTTTCGTTCATTGTGCCGCCTCCTTTACTTGCTCACCTTGTCGGCGTCTACCCAGCCATAGACTGCGGACGCGCTGGTGGTGTGAATGATGTGGTACGGGTGCTTTGATCCTTTGCTGATCGCGGTCACTTTGGCCGGGCCAGCCTTCGGGCTGCCGGAACTTGTGGCTGCTGCAGCACTCTTGTAGTGAGGGCCACCCGCGAACTGTACCACGTCACCGACGGCGATCTCGCCGATTGCTTTCACTGCCGATTCGTCCACCCAGCCGTAAACTGTGGAACCGGAGCCGTTGACTGCGATCAGGTGGTACGGGTGTTTTCCGGTAGGATAAACGGCCGTCACTTTTGCCTTGCCAGCCTTGCAGGCCGGGCCGCTCGTTGCGTTGGCGCTTGTGTAGTGCACCGATCCGGTAAACTGCACGACGTCGCCCACCTTGAAGCTCAGGCTCTTTGCAGAGCTGCCGGAACTGTTAGAGGTTCCAGAGCTGCCGGAGCTGCTGGCCTTGGTTGCTTTGCTCGCATAGTTCGGCAGGCCATAGCCTCGAATGTAGCGGCCGTTTACCGCGATCGTGCGGTACTGTACCGCGTCGGACTTATTGCCCTCAATCACCTTAATCGTGGAGCCTGAGACGCTCACCACAATGCCGACGTGATCCGAGCTTCCGGTGTTGTCGCCGCTGCCGGAGTCCTGCCAGTCGTAGAAAATAACGTCACCGGTTGCCGGTGTGTAGCTGTCGTCCTCTTTCCAGCGTCCGAGCTTCTGGTACAATGCGATCATGTTGTCACACCCGCACTCGGTCGGCATAATGTCGGTCAGTCCGCAGAGGATCGCGATCGCAGACACGAACGTGGCGCACCATGCGTCCGTGTATTTCACCGCATAGCTTCGGGCCAGTGGCTTGTGCCCGTTGTAAATGTCAATGATCTTTTTGTGGCTGCCGTCGCTTTCCTTGCAGCCCAGATAGGACACGGCGGTGTCCGCTACTTTCTGTCGGAGTTCTTTCTCTGTCATGGTATTACCTCCCTTGTTACTGGTTGCGGATCCGCTGGCCGCGTACTTGTCGAAGTACGTCTGGCCGTAGCTTGCCCGCTTGGTTTTTACTGTGTCGGACTGATCGGCCGGTTTCTCGAAGCCGGTCAGCACCTTGTCCGAGGCCACCTTCACGCTGGTGGCTGCTTTCAGCGCTGCCAGCACGGAGGTGTAGCCCTCGCTCAGCTCTTTGTATAAAAAGCCGAGCTGTGTCTCCAGATCCCCGATCGAAGCCCCGGCCGCGTTGGCGTAGGCCAGCAGGCCCTCCTTGCGGCTCCAGTATGTCCACTGGGCGAGGCCGTAGCCCGCAGAGTCGTGGACGAAGTTCTGGTAGCTTCCAGAGTCCACGGCTGCCGTGTAGCTGTCGTCGGTGTAGCCGAGTTTCTTCTCGTATGTGTTCTGGAGGTTCTTCGGGTTGAGGGCGCTCTCTGCGTAGAGATTACCCATGAGGCCCGCGACGCCGTAGGCGGTCAGGCCCTTGGCTTTGAGGAAGTTCCAGATCTTTTCCTCGGTGGTTGTTCCTGTTAGTGCCATGTTGTGCCTCCTTATGTGTAGTTCTCAAAGTTCTGGGCCTCCGGGTTGACTCCGTTCAGCGCCATGAGCTTGATCTTGTTCTCGGCCTTGGCCTTTGAATAATAGAAGCCGGTACCGGTTGCCATTTCCGTGAATACGGCCGGTATGAGATAGGCCAGCGCCGTTGTGTCCATGGTGATCCAGATCATGCGGCACGAAAAGACGGTGATCGCAAGAGTGAGGACACTCACGCCCAGAAAAATGAGCTTTGAAAACTCCAGCTTTTTGCGTTCGGCCGCCTCAGCTTTCAGCGCTTTGATCTGTCGCCGGAGCTTCCGGTTCTCAGCCGTGAGCTGCTGGATCTTCTCGTCTTTGTCTGTTTCCGGTTCCATGGCTTCGTCCATGGTTTCCTCCGTGTTTTCGTCCATGTTCTCACCTCCCTTAGTCGTATAGGGACTCAATGCCGCGCTGTGTGAGGAAGTCCTTCTGCTCGTGTTTCACCTTTTCGGCATATTCCAGCGCGGCGTGCATGTCTCCGTTGCAGTGCGCGTCGGGGATCCGCTGCACGGCCTTGGCCGTGGCTTCTCCGAGTGCGATCGCTGCGTTCACGCCCTGCACCAGTAGGATCTCTTGGTGCTCCCGGTGCTTTTCGCGTTCGTCGAGTTCTCGCTGTCGCTGCTCCCGTTCCTCTTTTTCCTTTGCTTCTCGCTGCTGGATCTTGTGCTCGAATACCCAGAAGCAAAAGCCGGTCAGTGCCGAGGGTATGCTGGCAGCGACGATAATTGCGGTTATGTCCATGTGTTCACCTCCTGAGACGGATCCCCGTCCTTTCGTTTGAAAATAATATTGTTTTCGATCCACTTCTGGAGCCCGTGGGTGGCGCAGTGGCTCATTAGTCCGAAGTAGCTCTGCATGGTTGCGTCCACCGCGTCGTAGTCGATCAGCCCGGCCTCGTATTCCTTCGCTATGTACCGCATACGCGCCTTCATCTTTTTGAGGGACTGAGGCGTCAGTTTCCGGTACCCCGGATAGATCCGGCAGCCCACGAACGTGATCCCCTTGCATACGAGGCCGATCGTGGTCTTGCTGTTCAGGTCGAGGTGCAGCACGTTGTTGAGGTAGTCCTCGATCAGCACCCGGCACTCGTTCAGAGTTTTGGCGTCAGGGTGCAGCAGCACCATGTCGTCCATGTACCGGAGATAGTGGTGGATCCTCAGCTCGTGCTTGATGTACTGATCCAGCTCGTTGAGGCAGACGTTCGCGAGCAGTTGGCTGGTGAGGTTGCCGATCGGCATACCGACTTCGAACAGTCTCTCAGACGGTGGCACCTCGTCGGCACTCACGCCCGGCGGTAGTCCGAACGGTGTGTGATCGCAGCAGATTATTTCACGCATGAGCCAGAGCAGGCCGTCCTCGTCCGGGTATTTACGCGCTAAAATACCGAGCAGGACTTCGTGGTCTACTCGGTAAAAATATTTTGAAATATCCAGTTTTAAGTAGTGCCAGTGGTCTGCCTTGCGTCCCACCAGCGTGCACCAGTCTTGGAGCTTGTCGGCCGCTCTGGTGGTTCCTTTTGCCACCCTGCACCCGTAGCTGTGGTAGATCATGCCGTTGTCGAGCTGCTGGTTTATTTGCAAATAAATAGCCCACTGCACGACGCGATCCCTAAAGCCCAGCGCCATGACGAGCCGTTTCTTCGGCTCGGTGACATAAAACTGACGATACCGGCCCACCTTGTAGGTGCGCCAGATCAGGTCGTGTTGTATGCTGATCAGGTTCTCGCTCAGGTTGGAAGCGAAGGCCGTCACGTCGTCGCGGTACCATTTCTCACTTGCCGCCTCGTGGTATGCGTCGAGCAGATTCTCCCACGAGTAAATCCTCTCCAGAAGCGAGGTCTGTTGCGTTTCTTCCATTTTCTCGCCCCTTTGTTGTCAAAAAATACGGCCCGCGTGTGACAATCCTCGGTGCTACGTTCTCCGTATGGCCGCCGCGCGCCATAGGTTCCCGCAGTCCTTCACTCTTTCGCAGAGAACGGCCAGCCTGCGCGGTTTGCTCGTCGTCCCGGTTGTCCGGCTGGCGGCGAGCGTTAATCTTTGGCTTTGTCAGCCGGGAAATGCATCCCTTTTGCCTTGGTGTTCCTGCTGAGCCTTGGCCCGCAGACAATAAACTATTAAGGCAAGAGCGGAGCGGAAGC